GCGGTGCCGAGCGCCAGGGCGTCGCGGGCGCTGCGCAGCGGGTCGAGAATGCCGGCGAAGGCCGCATCCGCCGCCCGCCCCAGGCCCGGCTGCACTTGGGAGGACGGCAGCAGCAGCTCGGCCGCCCGCCGGGCGCTGGCCTCCAAATCGGTGCGGATCTGCGCCACCACCGTGGCCAGGGTGTTGGCCCCGTCGGCGCCGTCCTGGAAGAACTTGGCCAGGTCGATGTCGGCCATGATCTCGGTAATATCGCCGCGGATATCCGCCGAGCGCCGGATCACCGTGTCCAGGGCCGAGCCGAAGCTGGCGCTTTGCAGGAAGGTCTTGACCGCGAAATTGAGGGCCGCCGCCTGGTCGTCGCCGAACGACGTGCGGTCCTGGATCGTGGCCCCCGGCCGGCGCACGTAGAACCCGCCCGAATCCGCGAAGGCGCCGACCCCGAGAGACGGCCCGGTCAGGGCCGTGCCGCCGGCGGCCTTCTGGATCGCAGCAATAGCCTCGGCCACCGCCGTGCCGAAGGCCCGCGCCACCCCCGCGTCGCCGCCGTTGTCGGCGCCCACCCCGCGAAGGCCCAGGACCCCGCCCGAGACCCCCAGGGCCGCCTGGGAATTGGCGCCCACGCTCTTGCCCGGCCCGAACAGGCCGCCACCGCCGCCGCCGATCAGCCCGCCGATCAGCCCGCCGATAACTGTTCCAATGCCCGGCACGATTGAACCGATCAATGCTCCAGTCGCCGCACCCAGCCCCGCGCCGATTTGCCCGTTTGTCTGGTTCCCGCCCAGCAATGAATTGAAAAGTGTGCCGGCGCCGAAGCCGAGACCGGCACCGCCGGCGAAGCCGCTTAGGCTCAGCCCCGCGCCGCCGGTCAGGCCGGAGCCGGCCAGGGCCGCTTCCGAGGTGAAGGCCCCCACCGACCCGGCGGAGGTGATCGATCCGACGGTCGGCGCGCCGAACAATCCGGCCAGGGAATTTTGCACGCCGCTGAGCGAAAACCCGCCGCCCGGCAGCCCGCCGCCGCCCAGCAGGTTGCCGAACCCGCCCCCCCCGAACAGTCCCCCGCCCCCGAACAGCCCGCCCCCCGCCTGGGCCGGCGCCGCGCCGCCGCCGAGGAAGGCGGCGGCGATCGGCACCACGATCGGCCGCAGAGCGGCGTCGGCAATGATCTGGGCGAAGGTCTTGCGCATGATCCCGACCAGCTCGGCGCCCAGGTCCTTGAAGCTGCTCACCCCGCTCTCGAAGATGCGGTCGAAGGCATCGGCGCCGAAGTCGACGATCCGGTCCGAAACCACCTGCAGGCGCCGCTCCATATCCCGGGCCTGGTCCTCGGCCGCCTTGGTGGCCGCCTCGATCGCCGCGCTCTGCTCGACCGCCACGCGCACCCGCTGCTTGTCCAGATCGCTTAGCGCCAGGACGCTCGCTTCCTGGGCGCGCAGCAATTCGGTCTGCACCCGCCGCTCCGTGCTCGACAGGGCGAGCAGGCCCGGCTCCCGCTCCAGGGTGGCGATGATCTTCTCCTGGGCCTCCAGGTCCTTGACGATCGCCGCGCCGCGCACGAAGGCCGCCTCCCGGTCCTTGTCGTATTGCGCCGCCCGGGCCGCGTCCAGCTTGGCGCCTTCCTTCTGCAGCTCCAGAATATGCTTTTCCGACTTCTCCCGCGCCTCGGCAACGCGCACCGACGCATCGTCTGCCGCGCTCCGCCGCTGGTTGATGCCCCGCCGGTTGGCCGCGAGAACCGCGTTGCGCTGGTCGCCCGAGAGCTGGGCCAGCAGGCCGATGCGTTGCGCAGTCAAGGGCGCCAGGGATTCGGCGAGGCCGGCGGCCGCCTCTCGGTCGGCGATCTCAATGCCGGACGACTGGCCCGCGGCGGCCTTCAAGGCGTTGATGCTCGCGGTCACCGCGCCGAGTTGGCCGCGCGGCGTCAACGCGTCGGCCGCCCGCCCGACGAAATCCGCGACGGGTTTAAGCGCCGCTGCCAGGATATTCGAAACGCCGCTGGCCTGGCCGGCGCGCTCGATATAGAGCTTCAGGTTCTCGTTCAGCGTGTCGAACGCCCCGACGACACCGGCGCCGCCCGTCGCCTCGCCCGCCGCCGCCCCGCCCACCTGGCCCTCGATCACGCCCAGGATCTTCGACAGCGCCCCGGCCTTGTCGCCGGTTTCGATCATGAGCTTGATGGTGTCGATCTGCGTCTGGTTGAAGGAAATGCCGGAGCGGTTGAGCTGGCTCAGGTTTCGCTCCGGGTCCTCCAGGGCTTTGGCCAGTTGCAGGGTGGCGCTTTTCAAGTCGCTGCCCATGACCACGCGCAGATCGTCGGCCACGCGCAGGGTCCGCCCGAAGGCCTCGCCGGCCACCGCCTTGAAGGTCAGCAGCACCCCGGCGGAATCGCGCACGTCCTGAACGCTGGCCAGGGTCGCCCGGCCGATGCCGACCGCCAGGTCCTCGATCGAGGCCAAGGTCTGACCGCTGGCGCCGGCGGTGGCCCGCAACAGGGCGGATAGTTTCCCCTGCTGCTTCTCCAGCGCGATGCTGGCGGTCGTCATTTTGCCGAAGGCGACGGCGCTGGCCACCGATGCGAGCGTCACCGCGAGAATCAGCGGATTGACCGCGCCCAACGTGGCGGCCATCGCCGACAGGCGCCCGGCCGCTCCGCCCACGGCGCCGCCGGCCAGGGACGAGGCCGCCGCGAGCGAGCGCATGTTCGTCGTCGTCGTCGCCAGCCCGCGCGAGGCTTGCGCCAGGCCGCCGCTCGAGGCCCGCTTGGCGCTGGCGTCCAGGCGGTTCAGCGCCCGCTCGCCGTCCCGGCCCATGGCCTCCAGGGCCTGGCGCACCGCCGCCAGGTCCTTGACCCCAAGCCTTATGTCGAATCCGGCGGTCTTGGTTGCCATCACTCTCGCTCCGGGCCTATGATCTGAACCATGCGATCAATCTTTCGCCTCATCGCGCTCTTTCTCGCCACCGTCGTCCGCGACCCGGCGAGCGATACCTACCGCCTGGTTTGCTTCCAGTTGGCCGAGGAAATCGCCGCCGGCGAGCGACCTTGCTTCACCGCCTCCCGCCGCTCCCCGGATTAGCCGGCCCCCCTCGGTCCTCGGATCAAGTCCGAGGACGATCCGAGGATGACCCGAGGGCCGCCGCGATCCGGTCCATGAAGCGCAGGGTCGCCATCGTGCACGCCGGCTGATCGGCGATCCCGCCGGCGAACGGCAAGTGCCCCCCGCCGCCAACCGCTCCGAACAAGCCCCCGCCCCCGCCGCCGCGCCAGGCCTGCCAGATCGCCAGGGCGCCGCCGTCGTCCGCGTCCAGCACCCAGCGCGGGTGCACCCGGAAGCTCAGGTCGATCTCCGGAAAGGCCCAACGATCCGGCGCCCCGTCCGGGCTCAGGAGGGGCCGCTCCGGGGTGGCGTCTTCGAGGCCGTCGAATTCCCCCGGGCGGAGGGCGTAGACGACGGCGATGGCGAGTTTTTTTCCTCGGGCCTCGTCGGCCGCAGCAGCCGCTGCACCGCCTGGCCGATCTCGGCCATGTGCCCCGCCGGAATGCGCATCAGGCAATCGTCGGTGACCCCCTCCCTGGCCCGGTGCAGGGTCCCCAGCTCCGCCCCGCTCCAGCCGGCCAGGAACAGGCGCGCCGATTCGATGGCCGCGATCTGGTGATAGACCATGTTGTCGGCCACCATCGACCCATAGGGCCTGTAGGCCACCGCCACGCTCCGGTCGATGGCCGCCAGGTCGATGCCGCCGGCCTGGATCGCCGCGGTGGCCGCGGCGAAGGCCGCCGCCCCGGTTCCGGAGTCCCCGTCCCCGGCCTCCCCATCGAACGCCCCGTCTTCGAACGCCCCGTCGCGCAGATTCTCGTAATAGGCGATCCAGTCGGCCTCGTGCGCCTGCACCAGGGCGCGGGTGCGCGCCCGGTCGTCCGCGTCGCTCTCGGCCATCACCACGTCGACGCCGCGCAGCAGGGCGCGGATCATCTCCAGCACCCCGTGCGTGACGCCGCCGGCGGCGGCGACGGCCCGGTCCAGCTTCACCCGGTCATAGAGCGTGGGCGTGCGCAGGGTATAGCTCAGGCGCCCGCCCGCCGGCTTGCTCTTCTGGTCGGCCGGCACGACGACCGTCAGATCGTCCGGCGCAAGGATCTTGGCCACGAATGAACTCCCCCTTGATGAAGCCTGATGAACCCTAATGCACGCAGATGTAGACGCCGCTGTCGGTGACTTCCGAGACGAAGGGAATCCCCTCGTGCAGGTTGCCGGTGACGTCCTCGTCCGCCGGCACCTGGTAGCGGATCTCCGGGAAATAGAACGACAGCTTGTTCCCGTCGACCGTGCCGTAGCGCACCCACAGGCTGCTCGCCGTCGAGGCCAGGAAGTCGGCGAAGACGTTGCGCACGCTCAGCAGCGCCACCGGCGGGTTGATCCGGCCGCTCAGCTGGCGCTTCACGATCGCCGCCACGTCGACCCCGAAGGCATCGCGCGGATCGTCGTCGAGCTGCACCTGGTTGCCCAAATCGAACGTCAGGCTGTTGAACCGGGTGGAGGCGCCGCCGAGCGCGATATCGGCGCCGGCGAAGGCGATCGCCTTCTGCGCGTCGTAGGTGGCCGCCCCCGGGTGGGCGACGTCCGTGGGCGCCGTGAACTTGCCGGAGAAGTCGAACTGCGCCCGCACCAGGCCGCGCGCCGGCAAGGTGAACTGGGCGTTACCCTGGGCGCCGATGCACGTGCGCCGCTTCGAGTCCTGGCCGGAGACGCTCGAGTGGGCATAGTCGTGGAGGGTCAGGGTATCCAGGCCGACCGAGGCCGGCACGTAGAGCGCGTTGGCCTTCACCGCGTAGGTGGTGGTGGCGTCCGGCGTGACCGTCCAGTTCGGCGTGACCAGGGCGATCTTGGTGCCGTTGTCCCAGGCGGTGATCGCCCGCCGCTGGCCGGGCCCGGTGCCGCCCGTGGTCTCGATCACCTCGCCCACGGCGATCCCCGTGGCGCCGGCGGCCAGGGTGATCGACCCGGCGGCGCCGGCCTGCGCCGTGCCGGTCAGATCGACGGCCCGCAGCGTCTCGGCCAGGCCGCAGCCTTCCATCAGCACCCCCCATTCCGGCGCCGTGCCGGCCGCGCCCGAACCCTTGAGGACCACCGGCATCGACAGGCCGGCGCCGCCGCCGCCGGGAATCGGCGCCGAATCGTCCAGGGCGCCGGTCACCTCGTTGGTGGTGAGCGAGTCGAGCGCCGGCGTGAAGCTCGGCACCTCGACCCTGAGCGCGTTGGCGCCGACCGTGGGCACCGCGTCGGTGCCGGAGGCGCTCTCGATCTTGGCCAGAACCGTGCGGTTCTGTGTGCGGTAGGCGGCCATCTAACCCTCCTTCTTTGACGTGGTGATTTCGCCCGGATCCTCCGGGGGGACCCTCATGACGCCGCCCTTCCCCTCGGCCTTGCCCTCGGTCCTCGGACTTGATCCGAGGATGACCCGAGGGTTGTCCCCGGCCTTGCCCTCGGTCCTCGGACTTGATCCGAGGATGACCCGAGGGTTGTCCTCGGACGCCCTTGGTCCTCGGACTTGATCCGAGGATGATCCGAGGGGCCGAGGATGCGCGGCGCGCCGCGGCGGCTCCTGCCGCCGGTGGTTCGGAATGCTCATGGGTCTCTCCTCATGGAGTGCTGCAAACGACGTTGATCGCGGCGAAGTCATAGCGCCACCACGTGCGCGCCCGGTTCATGTCGATGATGAACCCGCCCCGGTATTCGAATCCGCCATGCCCTTCGGCCGGCGGCCAGTTCAGCAGGGCGGCGAGGATTTCCACCTTCGCCGCCTCCAGCGCATCGAGCGCGGCCTGGCCCCGCTCGTCGGCGACGTTCGAGACGCAGACGATGACCGCGATCGTCTCGTCCACTTCTTGGGTGGTGCCGTCGGTGGTGGTGTTCTCGCCCGCGTCGTCTTCCAGCGGCACCACGAAGGCGCACGGCACCGCCAGGCTTTCCTGCTCCAGCGCCGGCGCCAGATCGGCGGCGCCCGCGACCCGGTTGGCGAACCCGGGCGCCAGATCGCGCAGGCGCGTAATCACCGGGGCGATCAGCATGGCGGCCCGGTCAGCATGCTTGTCCCCTGTCCCCGGTCATCCGCCGTCTGTCCTCCATCCTCTGTCTTTCCCCCGCGCCCTCGGGCTTGACCCGAGGATCACGGCAGCCGCAGGAACGCCGCCACCACGGCGGCGCCGATGCGCGCCTGTAAGGCGCCGCGCTTGGTCTCCAAGGCGACGCTCAGGAACGGCCGCGGCGCCAGGCCGGTCTGGGTCCCGGTCTCCAGGAACCGCGACTTGAACAGCAGCGAGACCACCCGCCCGCTCATGCCGCCCCGGTGCTTCCGGATACGGATCGAGCGCGCCAGGGCGCCCGTCTGCCGCGCCGGCGGCTCGCCCGGGGCCGAGACGGCGGTGCGCGCCCCCGCCCGGCGCCGCCCGCGCCGCGAGCCCAGCAACCGGCGCGTCTCCGCCGCCACGTCGCGCAATAACCCGCCCACCTCCCTGGCGATCTCCCGGCGCAAGTCCGCCGGCAGGCCGCGGATCGCCGCGAGCAGCACCCGGGCCTCCGCCGCCTCGACCGTGACCTCCAGCTTGCCGCCCGCCGAGGCGCCCGCCGCTCGGCTGAAGCGGCCCGTGCTGCGGCCCGTCGCGTCTATGCCGCTCATGCCTGCCTCAAGTCCCGGCCTGCCGCAATTCCTCGCACAGAAGCTCCAGCCATCGGTCGCGCTCGCCCCGGTTCAGGATCGCGCGCACCCGGAACAGCCGCCCGGACTCCGTCATCTTCACGTGGTCGATGGCGGTATAGCCGTCGACGTGGCGCACCGTGATGTTGTGGGTCGCCACCGCCTCCACCTGCTGCCCCTCGATCGTCCGCCCGCCGAAGATCGGCTCGATCCGCGCCCAGGCCTCGGCGACCGTCGCGAAGGCCTCGTCGAGGCCCGTGCCGCCGTCCGCCGCCTGGCTGCGGTCCTGCAGGATCACCGGATGGCACAGCGCGCCGAC